TTAGAATTGCTAAACACTGAGATTGCTCAGCAGCATAAAAACTTAGAACAAGCTTCTGATGCCCGTGAAATTGGAAAGGCTCAAGGAGCCATTGCTGCTTTACGCAGACTAAAACATCTAAAGGATGAAGTTAATGTACACTGATAACATGGCTAGACTGTTTGCTGAAGGCGGCATGAATGATGAAGGTGGCACAGTAGATCCTGTGTCAGGCAATGATGTACCTCCGGGTTCTTTGCAGAACGAAGTAAGAGATGACATTGATGTAAAAATAAGCGAAGGTGAGTTTGTCATTCCTGCTGATGTTGTTCGTTACATTGGTCTTGAACGATTGATGAAGCTTCGTGATGAAGCTAAGCAAGGCTTGTCTCGTATGAATGAGATTGGTCAGATGGGTAATTCTCAAGAGGTGGCTAATCCAGAGGCACTACACGAAGATGAAGAAGGCTTTGAGTCAGAGATTGATGACATCATGAAAGAAGTTGATGGTGAGCAGATGGGGGCGCAGAAGTTTAGTGCTGGTGGGTTTGCTGAACCCGGTGTAGACCTTCTTAATAAATATAACATTCCTAAAACATCTCTTACCAATCCAGCATTAGATGTTAGAGCATACAAGAATAAAGAAGGTAGGGTGATGTATATCACTTTCTTCAATGATAAGCCTTCTATAGCCATTCCTGCTGGATATGAGTTTGCTGGTTCTGCTGGTCAATTTATTGCAGTGACTAAGAAGACTGACGACAAGAAAGAAGTTGTTACAGCTACAGGAACAGTTGATACTAGTGGTGGTGGTGGTGATGGTCCAACAGGTACAAGTGGTGCTACTGTAGGCGGTAGCACTGGCGTGTCTGGAACTGGCATAGGTAACTCTGCAATTGGTATTGCCATTGGAGCCGTTGCCAATGCTATTTCAAATGCAATAGGTCTTTCTACTGCTCCAAATGATGCTATTTCTGTTACAGATGCTGTTGCTAGTCCTGCCTCTGAGGATGGAATTGATGCAGCTACAGATGCAAGTTTAGGAGTTGCAGGAGCAGCTAATGCCAATGCTGCCGCTGCCGCTGCTGCCGCTGCTGCAGATGCTGCCGCTGCGAATGCTGCTGGTGGTGATGGTACAGATGGTAGTGGTAATACTGGGGGTGGTCCCGGTACTGGTGCTGCTGGTGATGCTGCCTTTGCCAAAGGTGGCCTTGTTGCTAAACGTACAAAGAAACCAACACTTGCTCAAAAAAGAGGCATTGCTTCTAAGAAATAATACTATATAATTAGCATACTCAAACCAGAGGTGGGCTGGTGAGTGTCAACAATTTCCCACCATATGGCTACCTATCTCCCTGCTATGCAGCTACAGTTAGCCCCAACTTAAAGGTATGTTATGACAGAAGTAGTAGTTAATCAGAATCAACAAGCTCAGGCTTTCTCTCCATTTGGTAAGCGTAATGCTAACAAAGATCGGATTGAACAAGAAGAAGCTGAGTTGAAACAATTGGCTGAAGATAAGAGCAATCCACCAGAAGACAACAATGGTGATGATAGCAACTTAAGCGCAGAAGAGAAGAGCTTTAAGAAGCGTTATGGCGATCTGCGTAGACATTCTCAGCAACAGCAAACCACTTTACAGAAGCAGATTGATGAGCTTCGTTCACAGTTACAGAGCAGCACAGAGAAGCAAATCAAGCTTCCTAAGAGTGAAGAAGAGTTGAATGAATGGGCTAGAGCCTATCCTGATGTTGCAAAGATTGTTGAAACCATTGCAATTAAAAAGGCTAAGGAACAAACTCAAGCCTTGGATGAACGATTTAAACAGCTAGATGAGCGTGAGCATCAGACAGCTAAGGAAAAAGCAGAAGCTGATTTGACACGCCTACATCCAGACTTTGATAGAATCCGTGATGATGATGAATTCCATAGCTGGGTTGAAGAACAACCTAAATGGATTCAAGATGCTTTGTATGATAATGAGAGTGATGCCGTGTCTGCTGCCCGTGCCATCGACTTATACAAAGCTGATAAAGGTATTAAGACTAAGAAAACTGTCTCAGATAAGGGTGCTGCTGAAAGCGTAAACACCCGTGGTAGTCGTTCTGCACCTACAGGTGAGAGTAAAGACGGTGTCTTTTATGAGTCACAGGTAAGTAAAATGTCTACCTTTGAGTATGAAAAGAACCAAGAAGCTATTGCTAAAGCATTACAATCAGGTAAGTTTGTATACGATGTTAGCGGAAGTGCTCGTTAAGTATTGACAAACCTGAAACAACTGGTATAACTTTAAGCAGGACTAGGTATCTAGTCTTGCTCCTATGGGCCGTAACAATGCTAGCTACCATACCCCATAGAGTTATCTGTCACGCAAACAATAAACTGTCAGAACAACCTGAAGTTTGTTGGCCTGTATAGACAAGTGGAGGCATCCCTGTTCTATACACACCCATCAAATACAGCCTCTGTGGTGATGTTCAGCGTATTTAATTATATGCCTAACACATATCTAGGAGGATATTAAAATGGCTTTTCCAAGTGCTGCAGGTTACGGCAATTTACCTAATGGTAATTTTAGCCCCGTAATCTATTCAAAGCAAGTTCAACTTGCATTCCGTAAAGCGTCTACTGTTGAAGACATCACCAATAACGATTACTTTGGTGAAATCGCAAACATGGGCGACAGTGTCAAAATCATTAAAGAACCTGAAGTGTCTGTACAGAGCTATGCTCGTGGTACACAAATCACTGCTCAAGATCTGAATGACGAAGACTTCACCTTGGTTGTTGACCAAGCTAACTACTACGCTTTCAAGATTGATGACATCGAAGCAGCTCACTCACATGTGAACTTCATGCAGATGGCTTCTGATCGTGCAGCGTATCGTTTGCGTGATCAGTATGACCAAGATGTCTTGGGTTACTTGTCTGGTTTCTCACAGTCTGCAAAGCATGTGAATCCTGACACAGCTCGTACAGCAGCTTCTGGTACTAAGGCAGTTACTGCCGCTGGTGCTGATGAGTTGTTGGCTACTATGAAGCTGAAAAAAGGTAGCTTTGGTAACATCACCACTTCCTCTGCTGGTGAGCATTCCATTCCTTTGACTCCCCGTCTGCCCGGTGCAACAGCTTTGCCTACCGCTACAGCATCTCCTTTGATGGTGATTGCTCGTATGGGTCGTTTGCTGGATACCCAGTTTGTTGATTCTGCTGGTCGTTGGTTGGTTGTCGATCCCATCTTTGTTGAGATGTTGAAAGACGAAGACAGCCGTATGTTGAATGGTGACTTTGGTGGTTCTGGTTTGCAGAACGGCTTGGTCATTAACAACTTGCACGGCTTCCGTGTGTATGTTTCTAACAATCTGCCAAAGATTGGTACTGGCCCCGGTACTTCAGGTACTGCTAACCAGAACACAGACTTTGGTGTGATTGTTGCTGGTCATGATTCTGCTGTTGCAACTGCTCAGCAAATCACTAAGACTGAAACATATCGTGATCCCGACAGCTTCGCTGACATCGTGCGTGGTATGCATCTTTATGGTCGCAAAATCTTGCGTCCTGAAGGCATCGTCACTGCTAAATACAACGCTGCTTAAGGAGAACGATAATGGCAACTGTTACAACTTTGGCTGGTTCAGCCTCCGCTGGTCGCACCGCTGGTGCTGTCCCTTACTTGGTCGATGTTACTATTGACTTCGCTGCCGCAGCTACAGCTAAAGGTTCTGCCTTGGCTGCTGCTGACGTTATTGAGTGTATCAATGTTCCCGCTAACACTCTCATCTTAAATGCTGGTTTTGAAGTTATCACCGTTTTGGGTGGTGAGTCAAACGATACAGCTCTTGACTTGGGTGTTACTGGTGTAGACGCTGACGTATTCGTTGATGGCTTTGATGGTGATGCTGCTGCTGCTGGTGCTTATGCCCAGAACGCTGCTGCTTTCCAGCCTGTCGTTATTGCTACTGCTGACACTATCGACTTGCTCATCCAAGCTGCTACTACTGCTCCCACCTCTGGTGAGTTGCGTGTGTGGGCTGTCTTGATGAATGTTGATGGTCGCCCAGCTCGTGCTTCCGTTGACCGTGAGCAACTGGCCTAATAGCTAGTTGATGTGGGAGGGGCTTAATCGCCTCTCCCATTTCTGTATGCTCTATTAGAGAGCGTTTTTAAAACTAAGAGGATTCTCTAATGGCTATTACATCTGCCCTTTGCACAAGCTTCAAAAAAGAATTGCTTGAGCGTAAACATGACTTTAATGTTACAAGCGGTCATACATTTAAGATTGCTTTGTACACATCTTCAGCTACCC